ATACAATTGTAGTCCCTATGGATTTCAAGGGTATTATTAACACTAAATAAATTAAGGGGCTTCGGCCCTTTAATTGAGAACTGATATGAATAAAACAGATATAATTATCCGTAATGCAATCATGACACCCGATGGTACGTTTCTACGTAGCTTTCATGTACATGATTATGTGCTGCATGAAGATACAAGCACTAAAGAAATCTACATGGTAGACGGTGGTACACAGTATCTGCGCCGTTCAGTCAATGAAGTACCAGCCGAAGACTTTACTGTTACAATGAATGATAAATTTACATTGATTCGTTGTGCCTTTGTATGGAAGTCTTATGGTAAGAACCATGAGTATTTACCAGAGGGTATCTATATCGCTTTATGTGATATGGGCACTGACCATATTGAAGCTATTCTGAATACACAAGTACACATCCGTGGAACTTATGTTGAAGAATTGATGATTGCTGAGTTACAGTACCGAAAGTGTGGTACACTACGGCTAGACATGTTTAAATTCATAAAGGAGTTATGATGAGTGATTTTGATAAATGGTTCTTCGCTGCAAAGTCTACGGTCAAACCCGAGTTACCTTTAATGTCAGAAATTCTTTTTGTATACGCACAAGAAGATGAACAGCATTTCAAAGGTTTATGTGATATACTTGAACAATGTTTTAACGCAGGTGTAAAAGTAGGAGAATCAAAATGACAGACGTAGAAAAATTTTGGGCTGCAGTGTCAGCTAAATTTGGTGATAACCGTCAATGGCATCAGTTGCATCCACAAGAGCAACAACAAGTTATCATGGGTATTAATATGATTCTAGCAGTGGTGGCGCGATGAACTTTCCAAAGTTAATTTGGCATAGTCCAAAGATGTTTTATTACGCAGGTTTGTATCTTAAAATTGGTAACAAGCGTTACCGCATTCTGAAAGTAGGTCCACGATGATTCCAGAAGGTTTTAAACCAAGTCTCGCTATCGAGCAATCTAAAGTAAAGACACAACCAACTGTTCGCTATCTCAGTGAAAAGCTTGATGGTATTCGTTGTGTAATCTTTGGTGGCGTAGCTTATAGCCGCAGTCTCAAGAAGATTCCTAACCTATCTATTCAAGATTATGTAGCCTATCACGCTACAGTCTTGGAAGGTATGGATTGTGAAATTATTGTCGGTGATAAGAATGCACCAGATGTATTTACACAAAGCACTAGCGGTGTTATGCGAATTGAAGGTGAACCTGATTTTACATTATGGGTGTTTGATTTCTTTCATCCAGCTAAAACATGGTTAGAGCGTTATACTCAACTAGACTTTATGCAGGATAGTGGTCGTTTTCCTGCACGAGCTAAACTATTGCAGCATTATCTAGTTGAAACTGACGAGGAAATCGCAGAACATGAATCAGAATTCCTCAGTCGTGGTGCTGAAGGTGTAATGTTGCGTGATGCAAATGCTCGATACAAATGTGGTCGCTCTGGTACAAAGAATCCAGAACTACAGAAGGTCAAGCGTTTCGTAGACAAGGAATTTGAAATCATCGGTTGGGAACCAAAGTACCATAATACCAATGAAGCAAAGACTAACGAATTAGGCCGCACAGAACGCTCTACAAGCAAAGAGGGTATGGTAGCCCTAGACACTATGGGAACGCTCCTTCTACGTACCTCTGAAGGCTTAGAATTCGGTTGTGGTAGCGGATTCACTGACGCTCTACGTGCAGAGTTATGGGAGATTCGTGATACACTAGCAGGTCAGCTTGCAAAGGTTAAGTATTTTGATGTAGGTACTGGTTATTCAGTTCCTCGTTTTCCAGTGTTTCAAGGTATTCGTCATAAGGACGACATGTAATGCCCCGTAAGAAGGGTAAATGTATTGAACTTAACTGCGAAACATTAACACATGGTCTTCGATGTAAAACACATGCATATGGTTTGCGAAAGAAATTCAAGACTGTAAGAGAAATGCAAAGAAATCATTCTCTTATTAAAAAGTATGGTATAACATTAGAAGATTTCTGGATAATGTGGTTTGCCTATAAAGGTAAATGTGGAATTTGTGGTATAACTATGAAATTACCAGAGAACAGACAAGGACAATCTTTAGATGTTGTAGCAGTAGACCATGACCATAAGACAGGAAGAGTACGTGGGCTACTGTGTAACGCTTGTAATAAAGGTCTTGGTCTATTTAAAGATTCAATTCAAAATCTAGATAATGCAAAGGAGTATTTAAATGTCAGAACGTCAACTAGCAACGATTAGAAAAATTTCAGAAGTACGAGCTATTCCAGAGGCAGATAAAATTTGCGCTTATGGTGTAGACGGTTGGTTTGTAGTAGATTCAGTTGGTAAATATCAGGTCAACGATTTAATCGTATTTTTAGAAGTGGATTCATGGGTTCCAACAGAATTAGCACCATTCTTATCTAAGGGTAAAGAACCTCGTGAATTCGAAGGTGTAAAAGGTGAACGTCTACGTACCGTTAAACTACGTGGTCAAATCAGTCAAGGTCTGTTGCTACCATTAGAACCGACATGTTCAAATATTGAAAGTGAATTATTCGAAGGTTTGGATGTAAGCGTACCATTGAATATCAACAAGTGGGAGCGCCCTATGAATGCTCAACTTGCAGGTATGGCACGAGGCAATTTCCCTGCGTTAGTACCTAAGACTGACCAAGCCCGTATTCAAAACCTTACTCGTAACTTCGAGAAGCTGCAAGAAGATACATGGTCAATCACTGAAAAGCTTGACGGTTCCTCTTGCACGTTTTATCTTGACTTGTTTGGTGAATTCCACGTATGCAGTCGTAACCTAGACCTAAAGCAAACTGAAGGTAACACTTTCTGGCAGTTAGCTTTGCAATTAGATATCGAAGGTATTATGCGCCGACATAGCTTATCTGGTATGGCAATTCAAGGTGAAATGATTGGTGAAGGCATTCAAGGTAATCAGTACAAGACAAGGCTTGACTTTTACGTTTACGACATGTACAATACAAGTACTGGCGAGTATATCTTGCCAATTCAGCTTGAATCTGCATGTAAGCGTTTAGGTTTAAAGCACGTACCTATCTTGGTTTCTAACACCGATATTAAGCAACAAACTATCCACAGCATTATTGATTTTGCTGAAGGTAAGTCACAGCTCAATGGTTCAGAACGTGAAGGTGTTGTGTTCAAATCAAATACCGTACATGACTTAAGTTTCAAAGCTATTAGTAACAAATGGTTATTGAAAGGTGGTGAATGATTGGGATTATTTGTTAAGCACGTAGATTGCGACAAATGCGGTAGTTCAGATGGGAAGGCTATCTATAAAGACGGTAGCCATTACTGTTGGGTCTGTAAAGATAAATCTTTAAGTGCAGACTACAAGGACCATCTGGACTCTAAAAAGCGCAAGGGTAAGGTTAAAAAAGTAAAGGAAGTTGAAGATATGGAAGTTAAACCTAGCACTAAACCTGCTCTGACAAAAGAAGAGCAACAAGAATTTAAGTCTGAGACTTCTACTAAGGGTAAAGGCTTTAGAGGTATTCGTGACGAATTTAACACGATGTTTAATGTGCGTTACTCATACTCAGAGGAAACTGGTGAAGTTATTGAGCAAGCATATACATGTACTCAAGCTGGTGAGCTAGTTGGCTATAAGATTCGTGAAGTCCCTAAGAATTTTTATTCTAAGGGTCGTACTGGCGCTGACTGCGAATTGTTCATGCAATTTAAGTTCAATCGTGGTGGTCGCTACGTAATCATTACCGAAGGTGAACTTGATGCATTATCTGCATATCAAATGTTCGCAGATTACAACAAGACTAAGGGTGACTATGAAACTGCTGTAGTTAGTCCGACTACGGGAGTTAATTCACACAAGCAAATTGCAGCACAATATAAGTTCTTTGATTCATTTGAACAGATTATTGTAGCGTATGACAGTGATAAAGCTGGTCAAGATGCAGTAGAAACTATTGTCAAGGTTTTACCTAAGGGTAAGGTCAAGATTATGAGCATGCGTTATAAGGATGCCAATGAGTACTTGCAAAAGGGTGAAGAGAAGGCATTCATTAGTGACTTCTACAATGCCAAGGCTTATGTACCAGTTGGTGTGTTACCTTCTAGTGGTTTGTATGACCGTATCTTGAATCAGTCGTCAGTAGCTAAAATTCCATTCCCACCTTTTATGGGTGAGTTGAATGATTTATTTATTGGTGGTATGCCATTAGGTCATATTATTAATATTGCTGCAGATACTGGTATCGGTAAAACTACATTAGTGAATGAAATGATTTACTACTGGATTTTCAATTCACCTCACATGATTGGCATTGTTTCTATGGAACTTGATGCAGGTCAATATGGTGAAGCACTCTTATCTCGTCATATCGAAAAGAAGTTAGCTCTTATTCCGTCACAGGAAGAGAAGTTAGCGTTCTTACGCTCTGATAAGGTTAAAGCACAAGCTCAAGATTTGATGTTAGACTCTAGTGGTAACTCGCGTTTCTATCTGCTAGATAACCGTGATGGTTCAGTGGATGACATTAAAGACACTATCGAAGAATTAGTTGTAGGTTGTGGTGCTAAGGTAATTGTCTTAGACCCATTACAAGATATTTTAGATGGTTTAGGTAATGAAGAGCAAGCTGAGTTCATGAAGTGGGCTAAGGGCTTTATGAAAAGTCATAGCGTTACGTTCGTATTCATTAACCACATGCGTAAAACACCTGCTGGTCAAAATGGAGCCGATAGCGAACAGAACATTATGGGTTCAAGTACCATTATTAAATCTGCATCTGCCAACATCTTGTTGAAACGAGATAAAATGGCTGAAGACGAGTTAACACGTAATAGCACAGAAATCAGTGTAACTAAGAATCGCGTATGCGGTTTGACAGGTCCAGCTGGTTCTATCTACTACGATAACACTACACATACATTGCACAATCTTAAGCAGTGGATGAAGGATAATGTTAGCGATATCAAATAACAGTTGACGTAAGGCCTGAGTTGTGATAGACTCGGGGCTTATTGCGTTTTGAAAGGGAGTTATGCGTTTTATTATCGATATCGAATCGACAAATCTTTTGCAGAATGGTTTAGATTACTCTGTAATGCCATATGCACTCAAACCTGATTACAAGGTGTGGTGCGTGGTTATCCGTAACTTAGATACTAAAGCTGTTATTTCATTGGTTAAAGAAGAGATTACCAAAGAACGTTTGCAGCATATCCTGCGTGACTGCACCGAGATTATCGGTCATAATATTGTTGCATTCGACTTGCCAGTATTGAAGCTGTACGGTGTAATGGAGTACCGTGTAGGTTATCCTGACCAACCATCTACAGTATTTGGTGTACCTTGCAAGATTACAGATACGTTACTGTGGTCTAAGTTGCTCAGTCCTGACCGCTTTGGTGGTCATAGTCTTGATGCATGGGGTAAGCGTTTAGGTAACCACAAAACTCACTTTGAAGAGTGGGACCGTTTCTCCCAAGAAATGTTGGATTACTGTATTCAAGATACAAGCGTCAACGAGACTGTGCATTACGAGTTGCTTGAAGAGAAGGGTGACTATCCTTGGGACCGCGCATACTCTGTTGAGATTAAGCTTACAGATTTAACACTACGTCAAGAGTTGTTCGGCTTTGACTTTAACGTGCAATTAGCAGAGCAAAACCTTGTAGAGCTTAATAAGATGATGGCAGATATCGCTAAGACGGTAGACCCATTGTTACCTAAGAAGCGCATGACTAAGGTAGCTGCCAGTTTCTATGAGCTACCAAAGATTCGCTTTAAAAAGAATGGTGACGTATCTTCTAACTTGCTCAAGTTCTGTGAGAAAACTGGTGCTGTATTATCTGAAGATAAGGAAACGATTGTTTTCGAAGGGAAAACATTTCCGATTACTACTGACGAGCCATTGAAGACACACGTAGACGCTGACATTGAAGATATCGATGTAGTGAAGGGTTACTTGATTTCATTAGGATGGGAGCCAACAGAAGTTAAAGAACGTGATATTGTCAAGAAGACTGATAAATCAATCCGCACATATGCTGAAATCTTAGTTGCCATTGAACGCTACGTACAACAAACCGAAACATCCGTATTCCGTGAGTTACGTTTAGATATGCTCGGCTGCAGTATGAATAATTTAAAGCGTTTCTTAGAAGGTAAGATTGATGGCAGTAAGCCAATCTATTTGCCAACTACACCAAAGCTAACAGTAGGTGTTGAAAAAGAAATCTGCCCTGCACTTATTCAGTTAGGTGAAAAAGCAGAGTTCGTAAAAGACGTTGTGCATTACTACACGTACCGTCATCGCCGTAATTCAATTGCTGGTGGTGTGTTAGATGAAGATGGTGACCCCGTAACAGGCTTCTTGGCTAACGTCCGTGAAGATGGTCGTATTCCTACACCTGCTGATACATTAGGTGCTAACACTGGTCGATACCGTCACAAGATTGTATGTAACGTACCTCGTGTAACTTCGTTATACGGTGAGCAAATGCGTAACTTGTTTGGTGCTGGTAAAGGTCTATGGCAACTAGGCTACGACTTCGCATCATTAGAAGCGCGTGTAATGGGCCACTACGTATTGCCGTACACTGACGGTGAAGCGTTAGCTATTTCACTGATTGCTGAGAAGCCAAATGATATTCATAGTATCAACGCACGTAAGTTAGGTATTGACCGTAACTCAGCGAAGTCATTTAGCTACGCTGCTATCTATGGCGCTCAACCTAAGAAGCTTGCTAAGATGCTAGGTATTTCATTGGATGAAGCTAAGGTGCTATTCAACAACTATTGGGATGCTGTACCTGCATTGAAGCAGTTAAAAGAAGACTTAGAGAAGGCATGGATATCTCGTGATAAGAAGCACATTAAGGGTTTAGATGGTCGTCTGCTATCAACACGCAGTAAACACAGCCTTATTAACGTTCTATTCCAATCTGGTGGTGCTATTGCTGCTAAGTGGTCTGCTGTTCGTTTAGCTCAAGCTATGGAAGAGCGCGGTATCTTAGGTGACCCGTTTATCAATGATAAAACTGAAGCTAAGGTATGGTGGCTGATTCACATGCATGACGAACAACAAATGGCTTGTCATCCTTCGTTGATGCAAGTTAAAAGCTTTACTACTGACGATGAAGCTAAGGCTGCATTGTGCGAAGGCTCAAGTGCAATTGGACATGGTTCTAAAGGACCATATGTTGGTTTTAAGACACAACCAGTTGAATGCATTGATATCGGTATCAAGCAAGCGGTTAAGGAGTTAGGTTTACGTGTAGACTTAGGCTTTGAGTGGATACCCGGTAGTTCTTGGGGACAATGCCACTAAGCAAAATTTGTGCTATACTGCATACATCTTGAAAGGAGTTATAGATGATTAATTTAAAAGTAAACGGGCATGAGGTCGAATTTAAAAGTTGGAAATTTCCAGCTGGTGAAGTGGGTGTAAAGCTCCCGCAAATTGAAGAGCATGAAAAAGTAGGTAT